CGAGCACGCACTTCGCGGATCAGCTCGAATAATGCTTCCCGGTACTGCTGCTCGGAGATCAGTCCCTGTTCGAATTCGGCGGTCCGGGCCTGCACGGATTTCCGGTACTCCTCGATGGCGGCGGCCAGCTCCTTCTGCCGTTCGTACTCCTCGCCGCGGGGCATGGACCGGTATTTCTCCTCCAGTTGCCGGAGCCATTCGCTGTCCTTTACGGTCGCATCCTCCGAGGATGCGGCCCGGATGTATGTCTTCTCGACCAGATCGCGCAGGGCATTGTCGTACTGTTGTTCGGTGATTATGCCTTGTTTCCTTTTCTCCGCAAGGGCATTCAGCGCCTCCTTGTATTTTCCCTCCTGCTTTTCGAGCTCCGTCTTCTTACCTCCCTTTCCGCCGGAACTGTAGAGCGGGGAGAAGTCGGCCGAATCGGAACCGTCCAATCCCGACAAATAGGCCATTTTATTGGCTCTCGCTTCGAGTACGTTCTCTGCTAAGTATAGAGATTTTCTCAGTTCTTCGAGTTCTTTTCCGCCTCCCTCTTTGATTGTGAGCCGGGCAAGATTTTCCCCGACGTTCTTGTCTCTGTATTTCCTTCTGATTTCGGTGGCTTCCGCCAACGCTTCTTTGTATCTGTCTGAATTTTCTATCTCGTATATTTTGGACTTGGCGGCGTTTACCGCTTCGGCGGCCTGATTGTATTCATCCTGCGCTTTTAACAGTTTGAGACGGAGGCTGATCTTATCGTTGATCTCGTCCTGTAGTTTTATATCCTCCTTGTCGTATTTGTATGAGGTCCCTAACAGCGAATTGATCTCTTTAAGCGCCCCCATGCGGTGCACGTCGTCATTGGACTTGTCGTTGTATATTTGCCGATATTTCGCAATGGAATCCGCCTGTGCATTCTCTGTAGGTTGTGCCAGTTTGTCCGACATGTCGGAGACGATGCTCTTAATGCGCCTTGTCTCCGTGTAAGCTTTTATCAACCATCCGACAAGTGCCATTACGGCACCTATGGCTCCCGTCCACAATGTTGCCGAGAAGGCTGCCTTGATTGTAGCCCACAAACGGGCGGAGTTGAATTTTACAATATTCATGGCCCGGGTCATCCCCGTGGCTCCACTTGCTGCCGCTGCTTTTGTCTGCTCTGCTGTCATCTGAGCCGCTGCGGCCTTTTCACGTTCCTGTGCCTTTACTAACTGTGCGGTCTTTTTCGTAAGGGCGATTTCTGCCGCCGCAGAGCGATTGCGGGCGGCTCTTTTTTGATTTTCGGAAGCATCCACAGCCAATGCCTTCTCCGCCTCGATAGCTCGGATTTTTGCGGCCGAAGCCTCACTCGCGGCCGCTTCGGCGCGAGCGTTAGCTTCTTGTGCGCTTTTCAGTCTATCCCTGGACTTTACCGCTGCAGCGACGAAATCGTCGTATTTCGAGCCGATAGCCCCGAATACATTGCGCACGGCATTCGCAAGACCTGCAATGATTATGACCTTCAGTCCGATGAATACGGCTTTGGCGTTGTTGCCCAGGACCCTCAACATGTCTGATACCGCCTCGACGATCCGTTTGAATTTGCCTTCTATGTCGAAGTTTTTAACAAGACCGACGAATGTGTTGCTGAGCCGGGCGAGCGATGCGTTCAGGTTGTCGGTATCGACATTGGGGATCATCGAATCGAGTGCTTCGGCGAAGCGGGGGAGGACGTCCGAGGCATACAATTTTCCCTGCTTCATCAGCTTGTCCAGCTTTTCGACCGATACGCCGGCGGCCTTCGCCATCGCCTGAATCGCAACGGGCAGCCGTTCGGCCATCTGAAGGCGCAGCTCCTCGGCCTCTTGCTCATCATCTGCGACAGCGCGAGGAATACGCCCTTCTGATCTTCGGAACTCAGTCCGAAGGCCACAGCGGCCCGGGACACCGATTCGAATATCTTGTATTGATCGGAGAGCGACATGTTCGATATGTCCGCTGCGGCCTTGAACTTGGCGAATCCGCTTGTCAGGGCGTTGATCTGCACTCCGTATTTTTTCGACAGCCCGATCAGATACTGCTGGTGGTTCAGATACTCCCGGGTCGTCCCGGAGACGTTTTTCAGGGCGATATTGACGCGTGAGGTCTCTTTGGCCGTCTCGATCATCCTGGATACGAAGTTCGTCAGGCCGATTGTACCGGCGCCGAGGGCTGCCGTAAACGACATGAATTGCATCTGCATCGAGCGCAGATAACTCTTCACGTTTACCGTTCCCTTCTTGAAGTTGTCCGTGAGGAGTTTTATCGCAATCGAAAAGGAGAGTTTGCTATTGCTCATAATCGGATTTTTTTCGCCATTGAATCGAGTTGATGTCCATAAGTTCTCCGGACATGAATCGCCGGAACTCCGCTTCGTTCCGCTCCATCTCCTCCCGGGCCTTGCGTTCGGCCTCCTCGGCTTCCCAGGGGAAAAGGTGTATCTGCTGCGGGTTTTTTATTTTCCGTCCGTCGATGTGGGGTCGCATCGTGTGGAAAGTCCACAGACGGCGGGATTCCTCCTCGTGTCTGATCCGTTCGTTCAGCGCTTCGATGAAAAGCGGAATGTCCTGCACGAGCATTTCGTGCATCACGTAGCGTGCATCCATGCCGCCCGTTACGATCAGCCGTGCCGCGACGGTCCCTATGGTGGTCTCCTGCGCGCCGGGTGTTTCCGACCGGTCCGCCTCCGCCGCTTCGGTTTGGGCGAACTGCGCCGTGAAATCGTTGTAGAGGGAAAGCGAGCGCAGGGCCGCGGCGACTATCTTTTTGTTTTCGAGCGTCTGCTCGAATTCGGCGTATGCGAAGGGGGTGTCGGCGCATACCACCGTCGCGCAATACAGCAATTTCCGCATGTCGCCTTCATCCGAGAAGTCTATGCGGAGAAAGCTGCGTCCGGTCATCTGCTCCCAGCGGACGATGGCCTCAACGGTCAGTCGGGTTTTTATCTTCATGTATCGTCAAAGAAAAGAGGGCGGCGGAATGCCGCCCTCTGGCCGGTGTGGTTTGCGTTCGGATCAGAGCGCGGGAATGAGTTCGCCGTCCTCCAGCGGACCGGTTCCCTGCAGCGTGACGCTGGACGTACAGATCGCGCCGTTGTCGGCCGTCATGGAGAGCGCCGTGATGATCGCCGAACCTTTGACGAGATCGTCACCCTGCGTGAAATCGTTGTTCTCTCCCGCAGTAGCTTTCGCCAGCAAGAAAGGAATGGGCACACGGTCCGACATGAGCTTCTTCAATGTGTTGAAGGAGCAATGCCCCGATTTGAATGATATCAACGATTCGCTTGATACGGTGTATCCGAGCTGTCCGACCAGATACTCTTTCCAGTTTCCGGACATCTTGCTGCTGGTGTCGATGGTATCGGTGCTGATTTCGATACCGCACGACGTGCCGAACGCGATGGGGAGAATTTTTGCCGAAGGCGTACCTTCCGCGCCGGCTGCCTGGGTCTGAACAAAGAGCATGAGCTTGTCGCCCGTAATCATGTCCCTTGAACCATCATAAACTTTTTCTGCCATAACTCATTGAATTGAAAATTGAAGAACCTGAAGAAATTTTTTGTCCACGTAGTCTTCCGTGTAATCGGTCAGGCGGATGCGCATGTCCGGGTTCACGAAATCTCCTTCGAGCGTGTCGTAGATCGTATCGGCGATGTCGAGACTGCGGTCGTAGTCGTCGCTGACGACATTGATATAGAAATAGGACCTCTGGAGCGCCGTTCCCATCTTCGAGGATTCGATGTCCAGACCGTCGCGCTGATAGGATACGAAGTCGCCGACGGTTCCTTCCGGGGCTACGATCGGGAAGATTTTGGGCCCCACCATCGCCGCCAGCTCCTCGGATTCCCGCAGCAGCTTGACTACCTCCGTGATGATCTTGAATTTTTTGTCTGCACGTCCCATCACATTCTGCTTTGAATACGTCTTACCGCCTGCTCGATGCCGTACAGTATTTCTTGCATCGCCGTCCGTTCCTCGCTCTGCCGGGCATCCGTCCAAAAGTAATTGGGCGGCATGATGCCCCGGTTTTTGCCGTCTTTCGTCGTGCGCCTCCGTGTTCCGAGGTCCACGAGGTGAGCATGGCGTCCGATACCGCGGTATCCGGCCAGCGACATGACTTCCTTCTTGCGGTAGAGCGTCGTCAGCGAGGACATCAGTCTGCCGGTCTGCCTGCCGTGGTGCAGCAGTTTGGCGCGCAGATTGCTGCGTCCGCGTCGGGCGAAAACCCGGGCGGCGCGCAACATGCCTTCCTGAATCGCCTTCTGCCGCTCGAACCCTTCGAGCTCGCTGACGAGATACCGCGCGGCGCGCTGGACGTCCAAATCGACTTCGACCCTCATTCGTTGATCTTGTTTACGTTCACCAGATAGGTATTGTCCGCGATATTCCTGTCCAGCAGGATGATCTTGTAGTTTACGCCCTGAAACTCGACGATCTGCTGGTCGTTGATCTTCGGGCTGTAGCGGACCTGAATCACGCCGAAATGGCCGTAGAACTCCTCTTTGGCTTCCAGTTTGTCCCTGTCGGTGACATTGGAGAAGCGTTTCTTGTATGCGCGGCATTTATATACGGGCACATACTGTTTGCTCACGCCTCCGGTTGCCGTCTGCGTGTATTGGGGTTCCTTGAAAATGGCGACTTCGCGCAACAATCCCGCTCTCATTTCGAATAGTCTCTATAAAGTCCGATCAGATGCTTGTACGAGGGGGTCTCGTGGACCAGCGCCCCGAATACGAGGCTTTCGCGGCTGACGTAGTAGTTTCCGACCATGAGCAGTACGGCCTGGCGGAGGGGAGCGGGAATTTTCCCCGGCTCCTCCTCCAGCTCTTCGAGCGGCACGCATATATCCAGCGCCACGACCTTCTCGGCTGCGGAGATCAACGACGTCACGTAATCGTCGTCGTCCGTGAAGTCGGCGTCGATATTGAGATGCTTTTTTGCTTCTTCGAGCGTTACGTAGGCCATACCGATCCGGATTTACTTCATTGCCGCGATGGAGAAGGATTCGTCCCGGATTTTGCCCATATCCCAGTAGGAGTTCACCACGATACGCACCAAACCCCGGTTTGCCTGCGTGTACGGGTCCACGGTCATGTCGATCGCACCCCATTGTCCGACGAAGTAGTCGAACCAGTTGCCGAACACGATGCCGCTTCCGTCGGATTCCGAACCCACTTCGGTCGGCATGTTCGTCGTCCGGAAGGCGCGGTAGCCGTTGATGTAGCCCATGCCGTTCTCGCCGATGATGAAACCTCCGGCGCCCGAAGCATCCTTGACCTTCGTCTTGGCCTTGCCGATGAGCGTCGGGTGCATGATGTAGGCGAGGTTGCCGAAAAGGGCGTTCGCCACGTCCGCTTTGGTTTCCATTTTCACGATCTCGGCCCACGTGAGGTCCACCGAAGCCTCGGAGAACGACAGGAACATGCCGTCCGGCGTGTTGTTGGCGTGCTCGTGCTTGCCGAAAGCCGTGGCCTCGACCTTCTGGGCGATAGCCTGCGCCAGCGTCTGACGGATCAGTCCCTCGACCGACATGTTTTCCTGGATGAGCAGTTGCTTGGAAATGTCAACGTAGGCGGTCAGTCGCTTGGGCGAATGCACCGTGCCTTTCTGGAACTCTCCGGCGCCGTCCGGGGCATTGGAGACCTCATCTTCCCAAGCCACCGTGGAACCGGTGTATTTCGGCCACGTGATATTGCCGACCAGTCCGGTCGTGATGCGGGCTCCGGCCTTCGACAATACGAGGTTGGCCTGCAGCGGCAGCAACATCTCCATTTGGTCGGTGTCCACCACGACGCCTTTTTCGCCTTCCGTGCCGCCGTAGAATGCGGCCCGGCTCTCCAGCGGAATAATCAGTTCTCCGCAGGTCTCCGATGCCACGGAGCGGTGCAGGCGCGCTCCTTCCTCGATCACGGCGGCCTCGGCGTCTCGCTGCTCGGTGCGGTTCATGCTCGCCAGGATGGCGCGCCGCAACGAAAAGCGCTCGCCCTTCGCATGGGGTGTGCCCTTGCTGCGGTTCTCCTCCTCGTGCGAAGCGATTTCGAGATTGATTTCCGCCATGCGGACCTGGATTTTGCCCAGCTCCGAGTTCTCCGAATCGTTGAACTGGCGTTGCTCGTTGCGCGCCCCGTCGATGATTCCCTGAGCCTGCGCTGCGAGCTGCTTCTTTTCGTCCCGCAGTTCGGTAATGCTTTTTTCCTTTGCCATAGTGTTTTAGATGTTAAAAAGTTGTTCAGCTTTCGCGTAGTACGCTTCGAGTGTCCGGCGCTCCTGCTCTTCCAGCTCTTTCTCCGCGGCCTCCTTGCCCCGCAGGGATACCGACGTGGCGGAGTAGGCCGCCCGATAGACCGGCGAGACGTCGAACAGTTCGCCGATTTTGAGGATGCGACGGTCCCATGAACCGTCGCTGCGGCGTTCCCATTTGTCCTCCTTGACTGAAAAGGCGAAAGAACTCTGGTCGATCTCTCCCCGGCGGAGGTTCTCTTCGAGCTCGTGGCCGATGGCCGTATCGGGCCGGATGAACCGATAGTGCAGCCCTTTCTCATCGACCGACAATTCGAGGCTGCCCTTGCCGTTTTTCGAGCGTGCGAGTACGCCGCGGTCTTCCGAATGATTCAGCAGGGCGAATACGTCGCTGCGCTCGATCACGCCGTCCAAAGCTCCCCGTGCGATCGTTTCATGAAAGGGCAATCCGTCCGACTGAACGTCGAAAAGCAGGGCGTATCCTTCGACGATTCCCTCCTCCGGAGCGAATCTCACTTCGCTCGTTGTGTTTCTCGTTTCCTTGATCTGTTCCATCGCTACACAACCGTTTTATTGTCATACATTCCCGGAATCTTCCGCCTGCTGTCCTGTCGCGGGGACCTTGCCCGGCGTTCCGTCGTCCTCGGGCGGGTTCACCGCGCGGTCGAGCGTCTGGACATTGACCTGTACGAAAGCCCGGTCGCCGTTGTCCAGCCGCGTGAGGTTGTTCTCCCGGCGGATTTCGTTCGGAGTGGCGGCTCCGATGTTGAACATGTCTTTCCAATAGGCCGCCTGCGCCGCCTTGTCGGTCCGGAGGATCGCCGAAGTGTTGAACTCTGCCACGTAGGTATTGCGTTCCGAGGGGAGGAATACTTTCCGGTTGATCTCCTGCTCGATCTTCGTGATGACGGACAGCGCCGTGTCGGTCAGATAGTCCAGCTGCGTGGCCTCAACCGTCGAATAGCTCGATTTGGTCAGGTCGAAGGCCTTGACCGGCGACACGGAGAAGAACCGGCAAATATCGACGACGTTGAACTGCCGTGATTCGAGGAGCTGCGAATCCTTCGGACTGATGGTGATCGGCTGATACTTCATGTTGGCCTCCAGCACGGCGATATTGCTTCCCGTACTGTTCTGGCTCATGCGGCGGTCCCAGGTGGCGTATATGTCGTCTTTCTGTTTCTCGGTGAGCCGGGCTGCGCTTTCCACCGTGAGCACGCCGGCCGAGCTGGCGCGGCTGTGCAGGAAATTGACGGCGTGCTCCTCGCTCGCCGTGGCGATACCGAGGGTCTGACGCGCATGCGTCAGCGTCGAGACGCCGATGATTCCGTCGTAGCTGAAGTTCAGGACATGGATCATGTCCCGCGGATCCACGAGGTCCTTGAATCCGGAGACGTTGTAACGCTTGCGCCGGATACCGTTGCGGTCCATGATCCATACGATCGAGACCAGTTGCGGCGGCAGATAGACCAGTTGCGTCACGTTGAGATTCGAATCCCGTTCGATATAGGCGTAGCCGTTGCCCTGGAGCAGTACGGAGGCCATGAGCGTCTTGAAGAAGGTATAGCGCGTCATGTTCTCGTTCGGCTCCGAATTGAGGACGTAGTAGGCCGGGTGGGATTTGCATTTGAGTTTGAATCCGTCCGCGTCGAGCCGGTAGGTTTCCAGCGGCAGGACGGCGACGCTGCCCGAGATCAGATCGACGCAGCGATATACCGCCGACAGCAGCATCGGCTGGCTGCGGCTTTGCAGGAATGCGGGATAACTGCCCGTATAGGCGGGAATGGCGGACAGCTCCTTTTTGGAGACTTTGCGGAAACTTATGTTGAGCTCGTGGCCTAAGAGAATCATCGTGCGCTCTTTTCCGATAACCGGAAGAGTGTATGACAAATCCGCCGGATCAGTAGAATTGTCCGTAGCGGGGTGCGGAGAGATAGGCGGACAAAGCCATCAGGGAGGCGATCACGCCGTCGATCTTTTTCTCCTCGAATTGTTTCGAGGGCTTGGTGTTTCCGTTGCGGTCCCGGGCCATGACGACATTCCGAAAACAATGACGCGTGATGACATTGTTGTCGAATCGGGCCCGGTCCGAGAGGATCAGCCGTTCGAGTTCCTTCGTCGGACGGTTGAAATTGCCTATGCTCTGACTGACGGGCTCCATCGGCAACCCTTTTTCGGTGGCATTGATGACGAACTGCGTGGCGTTCCAGTCGTCGTATCCGACCTTTTGCAGATACACGGTGTCCCGGATTTTCATCAGGTCGTTCAGGATATAATCGTAGTCGGTCACGTTTCCCGGGGTGACGGTGAGGTAACCGAACCTGCGCCATTCGCCGTACAGCTCCTTGAAGCGCTTTTCGCGCAATGCGGCTTCCGGGAGATAGTATTTGATGAAGAAGTGCATGGCCTCCTCCGTGGGGATCAGGAACGCAAGGGATGTGAGGTCGCTTGTGGCCGACAGATCGACCCCGGCATAACAGTCCATGTCCCGAAACTCTCCGATCGTCATGTTCCGGCTGGCCGATAATATGTAATGTTCCGGAATCCATACCGTGTCGGCATCGCACCACATGTTGATATTCTTGGTCTTCACGCCTACCTCGTCCGAAGGGGAATTGACGGCTTTCTGGACCTGCTCCCGGATATAGGCCGGCTTGACCGTCACGCCCAGATTTGGATTGCTCTTGATCCAGACCTTTTCGTCCTTCCAGTCGTCGCCCTCGTCCAGAGAGTAGATCAGCGCGAAGAGCGAATCGTCCGTTTTCAGGCCGCTCAGCACCTCCGTGCACATCGTACGGTATTGGTAGCATGGTCCGAGTTTGTCGAAGCCCGCGGTGGTGATGATGACACCCAGCGGATCGTCGCGCATGCCCTGCGAGGATTGCAGGACGTCCTTCAGCTTGGTTGTCTTGGCTGCGTGGTACTCGTCCAGAAGATACATCGACGCATTGAATCCGTCGAGCTTGCTGTCGTCTGCGGCCAGAACCCGCAGGGTGCTCAGCGTTTTGTCGAAGTTCACCCGGTCGCGGTAGGCCGTCAGGTATTTCGCTTTCGGGTCGATGCTCTTGACGAAGTTGGAGCACATTCCGAAACTGATCTTCGCCTGGTCCTTGCTGTTGGCCGCAAGGTACACTTCGGCATTCATTTCGCCCGCGGCGATCAGAATGTAAAGACACAATGCGGCGGAGAAGGCGGATTTTCCCTGCTTGCGCGCCATTTCCATGTAAACGGATTTTACCAGACGGCTCCCGTCCTCCCAGATATAGAATCCGAAGATGCTGGCTACGGCGAACTCCTGCCACGGTTCGAGCGTGAACGGTTTCCCGGCGTGCCGGCCCGTGTAGTGCCGCAGTATCCGGATAAAGCGGACTACATCCTCGACTTTCTCTTCCCGGAACTCGTATCGGTCGTCTTCGATAAGGGTAAAGAACCGTTCGCAGGCAAGTTTTATCCACTTGCCCGCAACGATGGTTCCATCCAATACCTGCTGCGCGTATCTGTAATATCCGGCGGTTTTAGCCACGATTCATCTTCTCCCGCATATATTCGTCGAGTGGCGTGTCATCCTTCTTTTCGACCGGGGCATGCGCCTTGATCTGCGCCTTGCTTTTGATCGTCAGTCCGTACTGCTTGGCGAGTTCCAGAAACTGATTCCACGATTCCCGGGAAATGTTCACATAGGGGTGCTTCACCTGCTCTCCCTTCTTGTTTTCGGTGATGGGTCCGTTTTCCGACAGCCATTCGCAGGCCGTCAGGTAAAGGTCGTAGCTCGTGGCCATCCGGTGCAGGTTCGGAATGTCCGTGGAATCTATGGCCTCCTCCTGATTCAGTTTCTTGACTACATCACGCATGAAGCGTTTCGTCTCCTCGTGTTTGACAGATCCCGGAACCTTGAATTTTACTCCTTTCATGATCTTAATTACCTTTTGGATGTATTACCGTTATGAATGTGCTGATGGCACTTTTTGCAAAGCGACATCAGATTGCCGTAGTCGTAAGCCAGGCAACGGCGACGCACCGGATCGTCTGCGGACATGAACGAAACGATGTGATGAATGTCCTCGGCGGGCGTTACCAGCCCTTTTTCGGCACACAGCTCGCAGAGAGGATGGTTCATGAATTTGAGCGCGCGCAGATGCTGCCACCGGCGGCTGTTGTAGATTTTCCGGCGTTCGGTGTCGTACTGACTGTCATTCCGGGATGTCCGTTTGGGGTGTTTTTTGATCGTCGGCATAGCGTATCGTTTTATGTTGTGATTCGTCTTTGATCGTTTGGTAGTGGACCATCCGGTAGCGGTACACGAAATGCCGGACGATCTCGTCGTCGGTTCGCAGGTCCCGGCATCGGTCATCGTGCGTGACGAACAGCACCGTTTCCTGGAAAATATCCATGTCGTTCACGGGGCCGTAGTCCCGGGCCCGGTTTACGGCACAGAGCCTCAACAACAGACCATAATTCCGATCTATTGCGGAGGCTACTTTCGGCCGGTATTTCCCGCGGCATCTATTTCGCATATCCGATATGCGCTTGTGCGGCGTTCGATTCGGCTCGTTCGATTCCGTACAAAAGAAAAGCCCGGACAACGACCGATACGTTCACCCCGTTGGATTTCGCGATTTCCTCCAGTTGGTTGTGAATGTACGGCGTCACCCGGACGCTTACCATGATTTTACTGTCCGGTGACGGACAGGGGGCGAGTGTGGTATGGTGTTTTCTGCCGTCTGTGCAGATTTTCTTCGGGTTCATATTGCGAAATCGTAGATTTTTCCTAACTTTGCAATATCCCAAAGAAAGTACCCGCTTTCTGATTTATCGCCTCGCATACTTCCCATATATGCGGGGCTTTTTGTTGGTGTATTTTTGTTCCTTTTTTCGGTTTCTTGATCTGAGTTCTACATGACCTGCCGAGACCGATGCACTATCCTTTGTGTTAGCTCCGTTAGTGTCAATAGTAAATCGGACGCCACCCGATAACTTCACCTGAAGGGCCGGACCAGCAGGGATGTGCCCATATCCACCATATATTGTTGTAGTATTTCATGATCGCGAAAGGTTGTTTCGGATCAGACGTTTTTCCCAACACGATTGCTCCATCTTCCGGCTGCTCCTCTTTCGGATTACGCCATCGGAGGAGTTCTTTGCGTTCATCTATCGCGCCGGCAATATAGCCATTGACAATATCATCCCGATAAATAATATCCTCTTCGGGGCTATCCATAAAAAGAGTGGTACCACTATTGGCATACTCAATTGCCCTTTCTTTAATCGTTTTCATGTCTTATATTCTTTATCGCTGTTACAAAGTCTTCCAAGGAATAGCAGGGGATTAGACAATGTTTTTCCATAAATTCTGTTGCATCGTCGTAATCTACGAGCCAATACTCATGGTAGTTCGCTATTATCGCTTTGTTTCGCATCCCTAATAACATGGGATGGCCTCTCCTTAATCCTGCTTCGACCATAGTTGAATGGAAATCAGGATCGCCCGAAAGGTATAGATATGACATATTAAACAATACTGCTCCTTTCATAAATATTTCGAGGTTTTGCGAGAATCTCGCTATTTTTCTTTGTATTCCTGTTTTTCGTGCTTTACAACGACCATCCAAGCCAACGTTGCGCATAACCAAGCCATACCACTATGCCAATCTCCATATATAAAATTGGTAACCATAGATAAAGAACACATTACAATACAGGCGACTGTCCATCTAATGATCCGGCGAGCGCGCCTGCATCGCATATTCGCCACGCGGTAAAGAATGTAATCGCGCAGTTGTTCGTTGTAAAATTTATCAATACTGAAATAATAAATATCCAATATCCAATTGAACATATCACACGGAATCCTTACCTCACTTTCGGCCTGCCGCCGCAGGCGCTTCAATAATTTCGTTTTCATGAATCTTGCTATTTCTTAAAATGGCAGTTCGCATCCTCTGCACTTTCTGATATGTTTGAACAGTTCGAACCAGTGGCCGAACAGGCATACATCCAAATATCGCCTCCTTGCTATAATGTGTCGCCCATCCGAACATGCGCACTTAGCTATACGTACTCTGAATATCACCATAACTAACTATTTTACCAATTCAAACTCGTATGCCACGACCCATGGATTCGATGCCCACGTACCTTTTCCGGAAACCTTGTCGATAAGCGCGGCGAAGGCTTCGCGGGGAGTGTTATACCAATCTCGGGCAAACCATCCTTCGGTCTCATAGAAAACGCCATCGAACCCGAAAAGATGGTATTTCCCGTTATCGCCGAAATACTCGCTAACGAAAATCCCCTCCTTCAGGCAATCAGCGTCCGAAATATCTTGCAACTTCTCGCATCTGATTCCGGTGATTCGTATTTGGTGGGGCATCAAATCTGCTCTGACAAACATTTTATTGTCCCATCCAGCACCTTCTGGAATTGGCCTCGTATTGTCTAAAATATTGTAAAATGAACTGTAATTCTGCGCCACAGCCACGATCTCGCCGACCTTGTAGCTGTATTTTACATCTTTAAAGCTCCTACCGCCATTGGCGATAATGTTGACAAAGCCGTCAGGACAGATGCTGGCATATTCGATACGGTCTTCCGGCAGTAACGTGCCTCCCGAGATTATCCACCTCATCATGGTCTTTCGCCCTTCGATCACCGCCTTCGTCAAGTCGTAGCGGTCGTTGAATATTATCTTTTTCATTCCTCGTTCAGTTTTTGGCTAAATTCGTCGGCTATATTTTGGGGCATATTGCCTTGAAAAACGCCTTCCATCATTTCCTTGATAATCTTATGTGCTTTTGCCCGCATCCGCTCCTCAGCCTCCTGCTCGGCTAATTCGACAGCCCGTTTAGCCTCTATCAGTTTCAAGTCGCATTCTTCCGGACAATCGGGATACATTATCGCTATCGGCGCTACTACTTTTAACAAATACTGTTTTGCTCTTTCGCTTTTCATGGTAATTTGCGGTTAAAATATTCTATAATTTCTTCTACTGTGGCCTTACGGAAAAGTGGCTCCGCAAATAACCGATTATTATCCATACTGTTATTGAGCGCAAAACGTTCGGGTTTGAGTGTTGCCACAAACCATTGATAATGGTCGTTCACGTCGTTCATAGCAGCCAGCGCCTTGAATAGCTCGACGTCGGTGCCGCAGTCTATCCCTTCGTCAGGACGTTGCACAAAACATTGGACAAATCCCGTTTCTGCTCGGGTCGAAACCAGCACATAGGGGATAAGTGGGCTATCAATAGCACTACGGGCGTTATAACATCCCACGCAATAGCGATAACCAATCTGCCCCTCCAGCCATTCTACCAGCTTTTTCCGCTTGTCCACGTCCTCGACGCGGACAAAGCACGAAGTCGTGAATTTCATTGCTCACCTCCTTTCAGCAATCCGGGGTTGTCGTGGATGTTGCCAGCAACATAGCATATTTCATGGATACTATCGGTGAAGTATTGCAGATCGAATCCCTCTCCGAAATCAACACAAAAACTACCCATTGAATAATAAACTACGGCATAAGCGCCTGATTCATCTAAAAGAATATCATCTTCGTAAATCTCCTTGCCGTTTTTGTCTTTCATCCCCGTGAACTGGCCGACGGTGTTGGGATCAACCTCATGTTCGAAAGTATAATTACCGGAAAATTGAGTGATGAAATACCGTTCTTTTTTATCGTCTTTGAAATGACTAACCAATAACGAACCGTATAACCACACCCCATTGTCGAGGCGCTTGCCTCTGAATTTAATTGTTCTCATATATCTATCGTTATCTGCTCTGTTGATTTATTGACGGACAACTGATCCTCTCCGGGCAGATTATACCCGAATCCATATTCACCCATCCAATCTATTCTTATATCGTAATCCTCAGCCCCATTCTCTACGGCCCATTCATAAAATTCTTTCGGTGTCATATCTCTTGTTTTTCTGTTTTATATGTTCAGCTTATAATTGTTCGCCAATAGCCACTCGATCATATCACACGCAGGACATATCAGTGTGCTATCTCCGAAAGATACGATGGCCCCTTTTGAAGCACCTACCCGTTTGTAGAAAACTCGCCAATCTTTTCCTCTCGAATAAGAACTGCGCGTAATATGCAAGCGTCCATACGTGATCCCCTCAGGAATTATATTCAGCAAGTCTGCGACCGTGAAGGCGGGTATTACTTTGTCCTCCATATCACCATATGATTTGTATTTCATGACAAGCTCATAAGTACCCGCAGGGTAAATCGGTAGTTTATTATCCCCAATTTTATACTCAGGGAACCATATCATGCTGGCCATCTCCGCCGGCACGCCCAGCTCGATCAATCGCTTCGACTGCTCAATGCTTGTAACTTGCTCTTTCATCCTTTATAGTTTTTAAATTCGCAACTGTAAAAAACTGATTTCTTATTACACCAATTTGCCAATCGCCGCTGCTCTTTTGTCGGTTCGATCTTGTTCTCAAAATCCCGATAGGGCTGAGCAAACGGATTGATCTGCATTGCTCGAAATACGTTTATCCTATCCAGCGCATCATTCACGTCTTTTACAAGGCAGTAAATGAAGAACCGATACCTACTTATTCCCCGCCGTTCGAGTTCCCGAATACATTTCAGCACCGATTCCATCTGCTTTTTGGTATCGCAAGCGAACCGGATATGCCGAATCCATTTCACCCGCGCCAGCAGGTCGAGGATGTAGGAATCATCGCACGCCATCCGGGCATCGAGCCCTTGGTTGAAATCAACCGAAATGTCCATCCGAACAATATCTTCGATCTGTTCCAGTCCAAAGTCCGAAGCCAGCACATTGTTGTCGAGCAAAACAGCTCGGCGTTTATTGCCGATGAACTCCCGTATCGGGGATGCCGGACGGATGCTTCCTTCTTTGTGCGGAACTATGCACCACGGACAGCGGTTTGGACAGCCTCGGGTAAGAAACCCCGTATGCTTCCTCTACTCCGTAGAGCGAATAGTCAGGGCAAATATGCTCTACCTCCTCGGGTAGTGTCGTTGTATAATCCCGGAATCCCGTACCTCCCCGAATCACCTCGCAATGATATATATCCGAACAGTCCGGCGTGAATGTGAAGACTTTCGACATGTACACACGATCGTAGCAGCCAAACATCGGATTGGCGAACTCTACCGAATCACCTTGTGATTTATGCCATGCCGACAGTTTCATCAGCGCAAGGTTCGGAAAATGATGCCCGTCTATGTCTACCAAGCCTATTCTCATTGTTTCTCGTATTCTTCGATCGTCTTGAATATCTGCAACGCCACCTGCGGGACTATGGCGTTTCCGCAGGCTTTGATCGATTCTCTGCACCACGCAGGAAAGGAGATACCAGCCAGTTCTCCGGGAAACCCATCATTTCGGTCACATACAGGGGATTCAGTCGGGAACCCGCTCCAGTCAGGTATCCGTCGCTTCCCATTGCCATTTTGGATACTGAGCCCTTGCGTTTGGCTTGACTTTTCGGAAGCGTTGCATTCTTCGCATCGTTGGCCGTAGGCGTGGGCAACAAATTCATCGGCATAAAGACTGTCTTTCCCTTCTCGCATCGTTTCAATCCCTGTGTCTGCACGGTGGGCAACAAACCAGCATCTGTCCTGTCGGTGGGGAGCGCCGACACCGTAAGCCAGTATAATGTACGGCTGCACCTCGTATCCTGCCGTCTCCAGGTCAGAACACACCGTGTCGAAGACCAGCCCGTCCGACCAATTAACAATGCCGTAAACGTTTTCTCCAACGACCCATCGCGGGCGAACAGTCCGAATGACACCGAGCATCGCGGGCCACAGGTAGCGGTCGTCATCGGTTCCTCTGCGTTTTCCTGCGAGCGAGAACGACTGGCAGGGAAAACCTCCGGTAAGCACGTCGATACGGTCTCTCCACTTGCTGAAATCTGATTTTTTAATGTCTTCATATTGTTCTGCATAGGGGAAATGATATTTCAGTACTTTGCGGCAAAACGAATCTATTTCGCAGTTGAAGGCGTTCGTCCAACCCGCCCACTCGGCCGCCAAATCGAAGCCGCCGATGCCGCTGAAAAGGGATGCGTGTACCATCGTCAAAATAGTTTCTGTTGTGCCTGATGCCATTGAAGCCTCCGTTTGGCACCCTCGTAATAATCTTTGTCGAGTTCTATGCCCGTCATTTCGAATCCGAGATCGTCGCAGGCTATACATATCGAACCGCTGCCCATATGCGTATCGAGAATCTTGTCGCCCGGTTCGGCATAGTTCGACAGCAGCCATTTATAGAGCGCTACGGGCTTTTGGGTGGGATGGATACGACGCTCATTCAGCATTTTATTTCCTTGCTGGATGCGCCCTTCGGAGATAGATTTTCCTTGACACATTCCGTTCCACATGAATGCAAACAGGCGAACTGTATCAATCAAACTGCAGTATGCTATTTCGCAATCCGAAAAAGAGCTCTTCCCATTGACTTTATCCCATACGATGCGGCCGGGGCCGAAGGAATAACAGAAATAATTGCATCCCCAAATGATCTGGTTTTTCGATACACGCTGCAATTCCATGAAATAGTTTTTATCGGGAACCGTCCAATGTTTTGCCTCGTAGACCGGACGTTTTACTCCTATCGACGATTTAGAAGTTCCGTAATAACCCAATTTCTCAGGACCATCGAAATAGGGCGGATCGACAATCGCCAAATCGAACGATCGGTCTGGAAACTCTCGCAGGAGATTCATACAATCAGCGTTGTGCAGTGTAATATTTCCTAATTTGTCCATTCTCTTAAAATTCGATCTTCGGATTACGGCGCTTCAGTCGCCCGAATTTGATGCTTCGGGTTCCGGAGTTTCGTCTGTGCAGATCATCAGGTCATTCCCGTGGGCACGGTGCAATTTTGTCGCCCGTCCTTGCGGGGTCCATGTCGTCACGAAATCGTGGTCCGGGTAATTGATAACTCCGACGATAGGGTAGGCCGGAAACCGACGGGCAAATGTGTAGATCGTCACCGGAAATCCGTCCCGTGTCATCAGTTTGGCTCCGGATAGCGCTTCGTTGAGATTGAAATCTTTGGGTGGCATACTATGGCACGGGTTGCATGTAGGCTTCGGAAAACTCCTTTTCGATGACCCGGTAGCAGGGGATGGTCACGCCGGAGAGGATCGTCATGTCGAAATCCGCAGCAGCGGCCTTTTCCTCCTCGTCCAGGTGCGGATTATTCCGGGTTTCACAGACGATCCAGTCGTGAATCGTGGCCGCTGCGGAATCCACGCCTTTTGCCAGCAGCACGAATGTTTCGTTGTAGGCACTATCGTTATCCCGACGGCGTATTTCCGCCTCGATTTTGTAAAACTCCTGTTTCTCGACGTCCAATCCTTCGTCGTTCGGATCGGGATCGACCGCTTTCAGCGTATCTTTGATGAAGACGCAATGCTCGAACACTTTCAGACCGACGAAGTGGAACGATCCGGAACAATTCAGTTCGATATAGTCTTTCGCTATGTCGAGAGCCATTTGCGCCGAATCGGCATAGAGGAGAAATTTCCGCTTTTTGGAGCCGACAATCGCGGTTACGCTCCACGGGATCAGATAGCAGGATGTCGCCAGATACGCTATTCGTTGCTGCGTGCTGACCTCTACCCCGGCGATGTCTCCCGCCTGGAGATGGAATTGGATTCGACATAGCAGGTCGTCGTCGATCTTCGTTCCTGACTGCGCGATGATTTCGCTGCGTTCCACGGTGACGGTCTCGCCGGTGGTCTCGTCGATGAAGTCCTCCTTCCACTCACGTCTGAGCGGGGAGGCCAGAAAGAGACCGCGCATTTCCGCAGGTGAATCGGTTACGAAGCGCCGTTCGTTTCTGCGCGTGTTCACTTCCCGGACCCGCAGCGTGTCCGTTTCGATGAGCGCCGTTTGTGTCGGCTCGGAGGGCGTGCACGTCTCGCAATAATTTTCGCCGTCGATGATTCGGAATTCGGCGTCTGCGGGAATGAAACGTCCGCATTTTTTGCATCGTAAACTCATGGCTTTCTGTTTTTATGGCTGTTATCAATGTTTTTTCCGAGTGTCGATCAGGGCGCAGACCAGCGAGACGCAGGCGTATCTGTCTTGCGGCAGTTCGATTCGGGTATTCAATCCCTGCACGGCGAACCGGTGTTTGAGCAGCTTGATCCGTAGGGCGCCCTGCTGGGTCTGCAAACCCTTCGTGTCGATCACGAGATCAAATCCGGGAAGCCAGAAATCGGCCGTGTAGGTGATGGGGCGCACTGCCTCGCCGTTGTAGCGGAATCCCTCCTGGAGCGTATATCGCTTTTGGAATTCGAAGGGAATTTCGGCCATCTTCAGCAGGTTGTACATGTACCGTTCGAGCCGGCTCGCGAACATGATCCCGTTCTGCTCGGTTTTCTCCGCATTCAGCACTTTTCGATTGCCGCGGGATGTCTTATCCTGCCCCAGCGCCCGAAACTCGTCGTATCGCATCTTTTCCTGCTTCATGGCGCTATTCGTCGATTGTTTGCAAATCCTGCTTTTTGAACCAAAGAGGGCGCCCGCCCACGACCTTCCGAATGAAGTCCGCATCGGAGAAGCGGCCGTCGGTTCCGACCATGTTGCAATACTCCTCGTAGGAATATCCCCGCGCTTCCCGCTTCCGGCGCAGCGGAATGTCGAGTTTCGCATAGTTTACGAATGTGGCGTAGGCATTCGAGTTCCGCAGGTGCGCCCCTTTGCTCTGCATCGTGGCGATGATGCGGCGAATGTCCTCCTCGGAGTATTTCCGCAACATCCAGACGACATTCCGGACCGTTAGCGGCTCCCGCATCGAGGCGATGGCCGGGACCCGGGTTTCGACCCAGCCGATCAGCTTGCGGGCCGTTTCGATTTCGGGGGCCGGAACGGTTTCCCCTACAACCCCTTCCTTTAAGTCACTTACCTGTGTGTGCTTATCTTTCTTTCTTCCTGTATTACTATTCTTTATTTCTATATATGTTTCATCCGGTGTTCCATCCGGCGTTTCAATACCCGTTCCATCCGGCGTTTCATGGCTGTGTTTTGAGTGTTTGTAATCGTTTGAATTGTAATATTTTATATTGTTATATTCTGTTTCGTCCGGTGTATCGGTATCCGTTTCATTCGGTGTTCCATTTTGCGTTTCATCGTTGTATCCGTCCAAATACCATCCGTCAAAGTTGCAGATGGTGATGAGGGTCTTATTCGCCTCGATTGTCCTTTCGATCCTTATCCGGATGCTGTTGCGGGGCTCGGATTGCAGCTCTTGTAGATACCGGGCTACCGTTACATGTCCCCATCCCCAACGCTCACCCAAATAGCGCGTCGAGGTCAGAAGCTGGCCGCGCTTCAGCACGATGTCTCCGGCCGCACAATGCACGGTCCTACCATCGGTGTAGGATGCGGCCTGCAGCAGGTCGATCTGGGCTTCTATGCGGCAGAATCGTCGTTTTTTCGCCCACTCTTCCGAGACGAACAGCTCCCGGGGGACCTTTACATAACCCATGTATCCCATATACCCGTCTGACTTTGTTTTTCAAAATTATTTTCCCGTAATCGTGATGACAGGCCGGGCCCCGTTGTAGTAGTTCCGGCGGCTTCGTTCTATGTTCCCGGTTCGCATGCACACGACGTAAATGGCCTCGTCGTTCAGAGCGTGCTGACGGCTTGTCCAGAGGTATTCGCCGATCGTCCGGTGTCCCGCCGCTGCGAGTGCCGCATTGATTTTGCCGCGGTGTTCGCATATCTGGAGAGCTTGTTCGATGGTCGGCAGCCGTCCGTTCTGTTCCTTACACCATCTCAGGGCGACGCCGTACTCTACCGACGGCTGTTCGTAGAAGCCGAGCATGAACCGGCTGTATCCCGATTCGATATACAGGCCCGTCTCCCGTAATTCGAGTGAAAAATCCTTGTATTCCATGATTCCTACAGTACTTGCAAACAACGATAGCCGATACCGCGCCAGGTCTGCGCCATCGCACGGCTGTCCTCCAGTACGAAGGCGACCGATGCGCGCTCCTCGGGCGTCGTCTCTTGGTAGAAACTGTCGATCTTCGACACTATATCCGGCCTCAAATCCGAGTTGTCGCGCATGATGAGCACGTAATCCTTTGGCTCCATGCCGAGGTGGCGCTTCAGCCACAGTTGCGTCTTTTGCCGCACGACCTCGCGCCGCGACGTACAGAAGACGATCGAATAACTCTTTGCCAGCTCCCGGATCATCCGGCATATTTCGGGGATCGGTTCGTCGTCGAACTCGTCGGCATAGAAGCGTTCCCAGTCCTGCGGACGGGATTCGAGATACTTTCGGCGCTCTCCGACCACGCAGAGGGTTCCGTCAATGTCGGATACCACGATTTCGCGTTTCATCGTTGTCATCATTTTTGTTGCGGGAGTGCCGGAACCGCCCCGGCGGCAGCTTTGATGCTTACCTGCGAGAAAAGGTAGCTGCCATCTTCGTTTTCAGAGGCCGTTTCTTGCGGTACCACTCAACGGCTTGATTCTCGCATCATTGATTCCCACTTGTCCGGGCGTCCCCGGTGGGTTGCTCCCTTTGTATTACTTGCCGGCTTCGAGAATCGGCAATCCTGCCTCCGTCGGGATATAGATCGTTTCGCTATTCGAAAGATTGAGTTGGCGAACCCACAGATACTTGATGTAGTTCTCGGTCAGTGAGCCGTTTTCAATCTTAATTGCCTCGGCCGCTCCTTTCGCTCGTTCGATTTCCGCTTGGGCATTGAGTTTCTCCGCTTCAAGATTGGCTTTAGCCTCTTCGACACGGATGCGGCGGTTTTGTTCGGCCCGCACATACTCGGCCCGACCGGCTTGTTCAGATGCCCACACCCGATACTTCGGAATGCCGAAAAATAGACCGACAACTGCGCCTAAGCATACGATCAGCGCAAGAATAGATAATTTTGTTCCCATAATGTAAGAATTTGAAAAATGTGTGTTTTACGTACTAATCCTTCTTTACTCTCAGCCGCATGACGGGCTTCCCATCGCACTACGATTTTAATGTCTCCTTGATCCCCTGCGGGGCATAATGCTTTTTGATAAATCTGGACACATCTTCCGGATCGTAGAGGAAAGTTCCGTCATTCATCACGCTGTATTTGAGCCCTTCCCGGCGCCATTGCGCGTGTGTCTTTTCTCCGGTTACGCCCGTAGCGCGCCCCAACTCTTCGCTGCCTTTGAGAAATAGAACCGGAACATCCCGTTGAAGTTTTGATTTCATAGTTCATTCTATATTAGGATATACGGGTTACGATGACCTTTTCCTGGGACGACGTGACGCTATAACGCTGCCCAATGGAGAATTTCAACTCGGCGAGCTGAGCCTTGACCGCAGATCGGACAGACGGAGGGAACGACAGACTTTCGCCGATTGCAAGGTTAATCAACTGTTGCCTGCGGCTGTTTTTGTTCGTTGTTGCCATGTATTGATAATTTTTATTATATTTGTTTGTTGCTTTATTGTATCCGTATGAATAATTTAGAAAAGTTCGTCCGGTACGGAGAAATATTGGAAGATGCTATTAACGGACAAACAGCGCATCGGCAATCCGTACAAGTAACAATACTAACCGTGTCCGCAGCCTTATTGGCGCTGACCGTAGCACTCTATAACGATGATACGGACAGTTGCTACACAACCATCGCTCTTCGGACGGCATTGGTATCAGCACTGGTATCAATGCTCGCTGCAATATTCTTTTTACTTGGCTTGTCAGCAAATCACAATCGCTTTGTTTACAATATTCAAAATGAAAGAGAGCGACTTTGGAAAAGTATAAAGGATAATCCCGGATTCGGGCGTGAGCAAGCCTCCATCGACGAGACCGTATCTCAGAAGCAAGGATCAATCTGCGTAGTCTCTGAATATATGTCCTGCGCTGCTGCGATGATCGAAATATTTGCCCTGTTCGTGGTCGCATATCTGAAGTTCTTCTGATTTATTCCTTATATTTGCTCGTTGCCTTGTTACTATGCAAATATACATAGTTGTTATGTAAATTAGGTAAATATTACATAGTTTTTTACATTGGAATAATTTATAAATATTGTTATTTATATAAACTAATTGATAATATGGAAGTTAAAAATCGGCTAACGCAGTATTTATCCTACAAGGGAATTGGGCAAGTCAGCTTTGCTAATATTGCAGGCCTATCAAGAGGCTATGTAAATAACATAGTAAACAGCATTGGGCCGATTGCCCAATCTAAAATTGCAAAATCTTTCCCCGATCTGAACATCGACTGGCTTATTACTGGTAAAGGTAATATGCTGAAGGAAGAATCGGTTTCTACGAATTCGGAAAATACTAACCAACAATCAGATGATATGACTATTCAAAAACTTCTCGAAGCGCTTGAGCGCAAGGACAAGCAAATTAATGCTCTTTTGGAGCAAAATTCGAATCTAACGGCCATAATTAGCCGGTTTAGCGGTGTTTCTCCGTTGGATGATAGAATTTCCCCCCCCCATACGATCAGCGTAAATACGCAAGATTCAGAGCGTTAGATGGCACTATTGATTGGATAAGTTATTGTATTGATGGTAAAATGGAATCTTGAAATCATGAAAAAAATACTGTTTGCTATTATTACTTTATTGAGTGTATCTTGCTCTAATAACGAGGAGATTGATGACTATGAAAAATATAATATAGTCGGGTCTTTTTGGGAATCAAATACTGCATTGGATATTGAGTTTGTATCCAGAGATAAGGCGATCATGCTCTTTTCCGATCCGTACGAACTTGCACATGAATTCACATATACATTAACATACCCAACCGCATCTTTTCATCCGACCGAGAATACAGACTTTTACGAATTTACCGCTATTTTCAAAGGGGAAGATGTGATGGAAATAACAGTATACCTTTCATCAGGGGAGACGGAAACGCATTTATATAAAAGGGAAATCAAATAACTTGTTATATTTAGCGGGATACTATTATTTCCCAGGACAATGCGTTGAAAATATTTTTGGTGAAAGAGAAATTAAATAGGCGAAACTATAATCTAATAGAATTACAATGGAAACTTTTACTACAGTTCTTTTTCTTGTGGTCCTTGTGTTTGGGGTACTTCAAATTATTCTATTCTTCAAAATTTGGGGCATGACAAACAACGTCGCAGCCATCCGCCGGCAATTGGAGCGTAAGGCTGAAGATAGTGATTCGCGTAATATACCTACACCTGGTAATATGGAGGTGGGCGCGACTGTGGTTTGCATAGATACTGAAGATCAACTTAAAATAACATCTATCTCGGAGGATGGAAAATTTGTATGCGCAAAGGCGGGCATAGAGATAGGATCATTCTCGCGAGACCAGTTGATGAGTTGGGCCGAGTGGCTAAAACAAATAGGAAAGTAACAATACACCATTCAGTACATCAAGACCTCTATGCCCGGCCGAACAAAATAAACCGCTATAAACTGAAAACAATAGGGTTGCGCAGGCTGTTAGAAAAGAGTTGGAAGCTCAAACTGGAGATCGCGTCATTTCTCCATTGAATGCGAAAAAATATTCGAAAAAGGAGTGATGACTACTTGCAAATTATTTGCAAAATATATTAATTTGATATTAATATATTGATACTTATCTTCTTGTTTCTAATTTGGGAGCAGGGGGTCACAGGTTCGAATCCTGTTACCCCGACTTTACGGAAAAAGCCTTTCAGATTTCTGAAAGGCTTTTTCCGTGTTTCATGCGGTGCGGCGGGCGGCGGGACGTGCCGGT